AATAATTCTAATGCTAATATTGTAGTTGCTTCTCATTGGTCGGACTTTAGCAAAATTGAGGGTAGAAAAACAAACACAGGTTCACAACAATTACATTTTGCAAATGACTTAGGTTTTGAATTTGCTTCTCAAACAGTTCAAGATATTAAATGGGGTAGATCATAATGCAAGATGTAATAAATTTATTTAATAATTTTGATCGTTATAAAGGTAAAGAATTAACAAATTATTTAGAACCATCAATAAAACTTAATCAATATAAAAAGTTTTATGACAATAACGAATTAGTTGGTTTTGTTAATTGGGCTTATATCCATGATCTAGTAGAAAAAAGATTTAAACAAACAGGTAAGATTAAATCTAATGAATGGAACTCAGGTAGTAATTTATGGTTAATAGAAATTGTATCTGTAAAAAATACATTTAAAATGATGCGTTGGGTTTATAATTATTTTAGAAAACAATTAAAGGTAGATCATTCTATAAATTGGTTAAGGGTTGATAGTGATATTTATAGAGTAGGACAAAAGTTTAAAAGGAGTTATCACTAATGGGTGGAATAGTTGAAGCAATTGTTAATGTTGTAACAAGTTTTATCGGGTGGCTTATACCTATTCCTGATATTCCTGAGTTTGATACACCAGAAGAAGAACGAGGTGTATTAATTAACAAACAATCTAACAATGCACAAATTCCTATTGTTTATGGCAGACGACAAGTTGGAATTACAAGAGTATTTGTAGAATCATCAGGAACAGATAATCAATACTTATATATGGCTGGAGTTCTTTGCGAGGGAGAAATTGAAGAAGTAGAGCAAATATTTATAGATGATAAACAGGTTATTTTTGATGGCGATTTAGATCATGGAGTAACAAGAGAAGTTTCTGGTGGAGATGCTAATTTTTATAAAAGTGGTTCATTAATTCAAGTACAGGCATTTAATGGAACAGACACACAAGTTGCATCATCTATATTAACTAATTCTACTAATTGGACATCAAATCATAAATTAAGTGGTGTTAGTTATGTAGCCTTTAGGTTTAAATGGAATCAAGATGTATTTAGTTCAATTCCACAAGTAAGAGTAACATTAAAAGGTAAAAAAGTTTTTGACCCTAGAGATAGTGCTACTAAATGGACACCTAATTCTGCATTAGTATTATTAGATTATTTAAGAAATACTAGATATGGAAAAGGATTACCAGATAGTGCATTTGAATCTGATTTTGCATCTTTTAAAACTTCTGCAACAGATGCAGATACTTTAATCCAACCAAGAACAGAAGTATTTTCTTCAACACCTGGATTAACTTCTCAATTTTATAGTGGATATTATAATGATAATCCTAATTTTTTTGTAAATAAATCTTCAGAGCAAACAGCACAAGTAACAAGTATTAGTGGTGTAAGTACTCAACAATATCATTCAAGGAAATATTATGGATATTTTACATCACCAAGTACAGCAACATTTTATTTTAGAACAACATCAGACGATTCATCTGTAGTTTATATTGGAGATGCTAATCAAACTGTAGATAATTTATTTAAAGAAGTTGAGAACAATAGAAATAGTAAGCTAGTTGTAAATAATAGAGGTTGGCATGGAACACAATCACAAGAGGGAACGAAAGCATTTTCAAATGGTGCTGTCCACCCTATTATTATTTATTATGGTAATGCACCAGCTGGTGGTGTTTTAACTTTTGATTGGAGAACTGGTTTTGATTCATATAGTACAGCATTATCTTCTAATTTTTCAAGTGGAAGTCATGTAACAGATGTAGTTCCAGCTATTATTAAATTTGAAACTAATGCAGTTATAGATACTAATCAAAAAGTAATTGATAATGTAAAAAAACTTTTAAATCCAATGAGATCATTATTTACTTATAATAATGGTGTTTATAAACTTAAAATTGAGGGTACAGGCTCATCAGTTAAAACAATAACAGCAGATCATGTAGTAGGTGGTGCAAAAGTATTAGGAGAAAGAAAAAATAATAAATTTAATCGAGTAATAGGAACTTATGTAAACCCATATAAGAATTGGCAGAATGATACAGTTTCTTTCCCACCAGCAGATGACAGTAATGTTGTAACAGAATTTAAACACGCAACTATGCTTTCAGCAGATAACGATACTTTGCTAGAGGGTAATTTTGAGTTCCCTAATGTAACTAATACTTTTAATGCTGAGGCTCTTTGTGAGGTAATTTTAAGAAGATCAAGAAACCAATTACAAATACAATTAACTTTAACATCAGAATTTTTAGAGTTAGAAATAGGAGATATAGTTGCAATTACTTATGCTAGTGGTGGATTTAATGCTAAACCTTTTAGAGTATTAGGTATTGAGATTAACGAAGATTTAACTGTTAATGTTCAGTTGTTTGAACACCAAGATAATTTTTATGATTTTAATACTAAAAATCCTATACCAACAATACCTGATACAACTTTACCTAATCCAAATTCAATTCAAGCACCAGCAATATCATTATCAGATGAATTATTTGAACTATTTGATGGTTCAGTAGTTTCTAAATTAATAGTTAATATTACAAGTACAGATGCTTTTACAGATCAGTTTGAGGTAGAATACAAAGAATCAACTTCATCAAGTTATAGATTAATGCGTAGAGGTTCAAATTCTATAGTAGAAAAATATCCTGTTAAAGAAGGTCTTATCTATGATGTAAGAGTAAGAGCAATAAATGCTGTAGGTGTTAAATCCACTTACACAACAGGACAACATGAAGTTAATAGTGCATTTACTCCACCAGACAATGTAACTAATTATTCAATAGATGTAGTTGGAGATAAACTTTATCATTCTTTTGATGCTGTAACTAACCTTGATCTTGATTTTTATGAAATAAGATTTACTTCAAATACTAATGAAACAGCTTATGCAAACACCACTGTATTAGTACCAAGAATAGGTAGACCAGCAACAAGTGTTACCACACCATTTGTAGGAACAGGAAAATATTTTATAAAAGCTGTAGATAAATTTGGAATTAGATCAACAGACTTTGCAAGTCAAGTTATATCAGCACAAGTTCTGGCAGAAAAAATAGAAACAGTACAAACCTTAACAGAACATTCTACATTTACAGGAACTAAAACTAATGTTGTTGCTGTAGATAGTAAATTACAATTAGATACATCTATTAATTTTGATTCACATACAGGTAACTTTGATGATGGTCTTGGTTTCTTTGATGGTGGTTCAGGTGCAATAACTTCATCTGGTACTTATGCTTTTGCAAATGCTTTTGATTTTAATTCTGTTTTAAAATTTAATGTTCTTTTAGATTCATTCATTGTTAATAATATTAACTTTGTAAATAACTTTGATTCTGCGTCAGGTAATTTTGATGCAAGACAAGGATTGTTTGATGGTGGCTCTAATGCCTCTATAGATACAAATGCAATATTACAAGTTTCTACTTCTCAAGATGCCTCTACTTATACTTCATTCCAAGATTTTAAAGCTGGAGATTATGTTGCAAGAGCAGTTAAATTTAGAGTTAAATTAACATCTAGTAATACACAAGAAAGCCCACAAATTTCAGCATTAGCACTTAAATTATCTTTACCTACTAGAACTGAAAAAGGTAGTAATATTTCTAGTACAACAAGCACATCAGGAAAAACTATTACTTTTGGTTCAGAGTATTATCAAACACCATCACTAACTGTCATAGGTCAAAACATGGCAACGGGAGATTTTTTCACAATTACATCTAAAGGAACTGCATCTTTCGTGGTTGAATTTTTTAACAGTTCTGGTAGTACTGTTGATAGAACTTTCGATTATCAGGCAATCGGAATTGGACAAAAACAATAAAAATGATATAAGATTAATTTTATGGCACAGCACGATTATATAATTTCAAACCAAACTTTCCCAAATACTAGAGCAGATATTAACAATGCTCTATTAGCAATTTCAAGTAATAACTCAGGAACATCAGCACCTACTACTCAATATGCTGGTCAATTCTGGCTAGACACAAATACTCCATCATCAACAACATGGAGTTTATACATACATGATGGTTCAGATGATATTTTATTTGCACAAATAGATACATCAGCAAACACAGTTAATTTTTTAGATTCAGCTTTAGCAGATGATGTTGTTATTAGTACATCAGGTGCAGTTTCAACAACAGGTGCTTTTACTGCAAATGGCACAATCAAACTAGATGGTAGTTATCCGACAGGAGTAGATAATACTGCAATGGGGGATACTGCTTTAGATAGTATTCAGGCTGGTGGAAATCATAACACAGTTATTGGACACAATGCTGGAACAGCAATAACGACAGGAGATGGAAACACTGCTGTTGGAGATTTAGCTTTAGATGCAAATACAACTTCAAGCGATAATGTTGCCATAGGACGATGTGCATTAACTACAAATATAACAGGAGCAAATAATGTTGCTGTTGGTTCTTATTCTTTAAGAGATAATACAGGTTCAGATAACGTAGCTGTTGGTCAAGGTTCAGCATTAAAAACTACAGGTGGTTGCAATGTATCAGTTGGTTCAAATAGTTTAAAATGTAATGTAGGAGGAACAAGTAATGTGGCAGTTGGATTTGAATCTTCAAAAGAAAATACTACAGGAACTGGTAATAGTGCTTTAGGATATGAATCCCTAGAAGCAAACACGACAGGTGGTGTGAATGTCGCTGTGGGTTATAGAGCATTAAAATCTAATACAACAGCTGGTAATAATGTTGCAGTGGGTTATGCTTCTTTATGTACTAACACAACAGGAACATCTAATGTTGCAGTAGGTAACAATGCTTTAAAAACTCAAACCACAGCAGATGGCAATACAGCTGTTGGTACAGATACACTTTGCACAATTACATCTAGTGCTGGTGGCAATACAGCTGTTGGACAAAAAGCATTAGAAGATGATACGACAGGATATTACAATACATCAATAGGTTCATTATCATTATGTCAAAACACGACAGGTCAATCGAACACAGCAGTGGGTAGAGAAGCGTTAAGAAATAACACAACAGGAGAATTAAACACAGCAATAGGTCTTAATTCTATGAAATCAAGTACAACAGCAAGTTCAAATACAGCAGTTGGTAAAGATTCATTATGTGTAAATCAAACAGGTGGTTTTACAGTTGCAATAGGTCAATCAGCATTGAGAAATAATACAGGTGCAGGTAACACAGCAGTTGGTGCAGATGCAATGTTTGCAAATTCATCTGGCTCAAGCAATGTAGCAGTTGGTAAATTTGCAATGAATTGTAACACTTCAGCAGATAATAACGTAGCAGTTGGTACTAATTCTTTAAAATCTAATACAACAGGAATAAACAATGTAGCAGTAGGAAAAGATTCTTTAGATACAAACACAACATCATCTGACAACACAGCAATTGGAAGATTTACTTTATCAGCTAACACAGGAAGTAATAATACAGCAGTTGGTTCTTGCTCTTTAAAAGCTAACACAACAGCTTCAAACAATACTGCATTAGGTTTTTGTGCATTAAGAAGTAACACTTCAGCAGATAATAATACAGCACTTGGTAGAAAAGCACTCCAAACTAATAATACAGGTGCAAATAATTCAGCAGTTGGTGTTAATGCTTTATTTTCAAATACTACAGGTGCATCTAATGTTGCAGTTGGAGTATCAGCTTTAGAAACAAATTCAACAGCTAGTAATAATACTGCTGTTGGAAAAGATTCTTTAAAAGATAACACAACAGGTCATTCAAATACAGCTGTTGGCGAAAGTGCTTTAACAGCTAATACAACAGGAGTTCAAAACATAGCAATAGGAAAAAATGCTATGGTAACTAACACAACAGGTTCTCAAAGCACAGTAGTAGGTCATTTAGCATTAGATGCACAAACAACAGGTGCAGAAAACACAGCTATGGGAAATGAATCTTTAACAGTTCTTACAACAGGAACTCAAAATAGTGGTTTTGGTTGGTTAGCTGGTGTTGATGTTACTACTGGAAGTAATAATAGTTTTCTAGGTAAAGATGCTGGTCGAACAGGTTCTCCAGGTGGTTCTATCTCAACAGCTTCAAATAATATAGTTCTTGGAGATGAAAATGTTTCAAATCTTTTTTGTGCAGATACATCTATTTCTTCATCAGATTTAAGAGATAAAACAGATATAGAAGATTTTACTCATGGTTTAGATTTTGTTACAAAATTAAAACCTAAAACTTACAAATGGGATAAAAGAGCATGGTACATTTCAAAAAATAAAACAAAAGAAGATTTGTTAAATGCTACTCCAGATGGCTCTAAGAAAAAACCTAAAGTTCATATTGGTTTTATGGCTCAAGATGTTTTAGCTTTAGAAAAAGAAATAGGTTTTTCTAATAACAAAAATGATATGTTGATGGTTAATTTAACAGAAGATGAAACACAGTATGGTTTAAAATACGAAAGATTAGTACCAGTATTAGTTAATGCAATTAAAGAATTAAAAGCAGAAATAGACATATTAAAAAATAAATAATGCTTAATACATACATTGTAGAGGGTGGAGTTGGTAAGTGTACTGCGTTTAGTGCATTGATACCAAAGTTAAAAAAGAAATCAGAAGTTCAAATATACACACCTTACATAGATTGCTTTGCTGGAAACCCAGATGTTAAATTAGCTTTAGAAGAAACACTACCTTTACAAGACCCTAGAATAATGGCATCAGATAATATTTATTATAGTGAGCCTTACAAATCTAACTTTCAATTTGGCAAACAACATTTAATAGAAAGCTATTGTGAATTACATAATGTTAAGTTTGATAAATCTATGAAACCTAAAATTTATACAGATCGACATAAAGATAGTGTTAAAGAATGGTTAGATAAAAACGAAATAAAAAAATATATATTAATACAATTATCTGGTGGTCAATCTAAATGGAATTATGCAGACAATGTTCAATATCAAAACATAAA